TTACTGCTCAGCGCCAGGTAACATTTCCCCTCGGGCACAAAGTGCCTCTATGGTCTGCGCGCTGACGGGTTTACCTAACAGATAACCCTGAAGGGTGTTACAGCCAAGCTCGGTTAAAAAGGCTTGCTGCGCTTCGGTTTCCACACCTTCAGCCACGACTTTCAGGTTAAGTGTTTTAGCGAGAGCCACAATTGCTGAGACAATAGTGGCATCCTCGCTCTCGCCGCTGAGCTCTTTCACAAACGCCCTGTCGATTTTCAATTCGCAGGCCGGTAATCGCTTGAGGTACAGCAGGCTCGAATATCCGGTGCCAAAATCATCAATGGAGGCCTTCACGCCCGCATCCGTCAGCTCTGTCAGCACGCGTACGCTCTCATCCGGGTTGCTCATCGCCGTGGTTTCCGTCACTTCGAGGATCAACATTTCCGGTGGCACCTGGTGAAGTGCCAGGCAGTCGAGAACCGTTTTAACCAGTGAAGGTTGTTCAAACTGCAGTGTCGACAGGTTTACCGCCATTGACCAGCTTTGATGCCCCTGGAGATGCCATTCCCGCAGCTGGCGGCAGGCTTCATGAATCACCCAGTTGCCAATGGGGACGATTAGCCCCGTTTTTTCCGCCAGCGGCAGAAAAAGGTCCGGCGTCAATAGCCCCTGCTTAGGATGCTGCCAGCGCAATAACGCCTCGAATCCGAGGACCGGGCCCGCCGGGGCGTGAAATTTTGGCTGATACAGCAGGCGCAGCTCATTGCGATCGATTGCCATCCACAGATCGTTCATTAACTGGAGATGGGTCTGCGCCAGAGTGTTCATGGAGGGCTGGAAAAAGTGGTAACCGTTACGGCCCATATGCTTCGTGTGATACATCGCCGCGTCGGCGTTAAACATCAGCTCACGCTCGGTTTTGCCGTCGTGAGGGTACAGCGCGATACCAATGCTGAGGGTCACTACCAGTTCATAGGGGCTGAGATTGAACGGGCTATCGATCGCGCGCACCAGCGAATTTGCCAGCGATGCCGCGTCGTCCGGACCTTCTCCCTCTGCCAGCAGAACAAATTCATCACCGCCGATACGTGCAAGGGTGAACTGGCCTTTCAGAAGAAGCAGCAGACGCTGCGTAACGGCGACCAGCAGCCTGTCGCCGACATCATGGCCGTAGGCATCATTGATGGCTTTAAAGCCGTCAAGATCCATGAACATCAGGGCAAAGTGGTTCCCTTCACGATCGGCTTTGCTGATGGCCTGATCGAGTCTGTCTTCCAGCAGGATACGGTTGGGCAGGCGCGTCAGGGTATCGTGTAGCGCCAGTTGAGCGAGTTCCCGGTTAGCTTCTGCCAGCGACGAGGCCAGAAGGGCGGTACGTGCCTGAAGGCGGGCATCCAGCATCGACACCAGCAGGGTGATCCCAAGAATTGAGAGCGCGACGACGCTGACCAGCACCGCCAGCCAGCTCCCGTTGATACCCTCATGGTGAACCATTGTGGACATCGGAAACTGCGCCGCTTTCATCCCGGCATAGTGCATGCCGGCAATGGCAATTCCCATCGTGATGGCGGCACCCATGCGCATCAGCACGACCTGCGCGGCTTCGCGACGCAGGCGGAAGGTGAGCCATAATGCCGCGAGCGAAGCGGCAAGCGCAATCACGACCGAAATGGCCACCCACATCTTGTCCCAGATAATCCCGGGCATCACTTCCAGCGCCGCCATGCCGGTGTAATGCATAGCAACAATACCGCTCCCCATCACCAGCGCGCCGGGCAGCAGTCGGCGCAGGCGTAGTTGCTCGCAGCTCACGAGCCATAGCGCAAACAGCGACGACCCCACGGCGATGACCATGGATAGCACCGTCAGGGTGGCGTTGTAGCTCATGCTCATGGAGAGGTCCATCGCCAGCATGCCGATAAAATGCATGGCCCATACGCCGATGCCCATAGCAATACCGCCGCCAGCCAGCCAGACGCGGGCAGCGACACCTTCACTCCCGGCGACGCGTGCAGCCATGTTCAGCGCGGTATACGCAGCAAGAATGGCAACAACAAAGGAGAGGACGACAAGGATAGGGTTGTATTGGCTGACCAGCATGGACGGTTCTACTCGAGTGTGGGGTTACGCTAGAGCGGTTGAGAAGGGCGAGACATTATCACCGTCAGGTAATGGCTCAAAGGGATTTAAATCCCCGTTTTTAGTGGGTAATAACGGGGTGGTTTGCGCAATCGGGCGGTTAGTCGAGCTCTGAGCAGTTCACGAGTTTCAGCGGATTAACGGAGTTCATATTGCGACACTTATCGGTTTCGGTGCTCATCAGTTCAATCCACTGCATCAGGAGTGTATCGAAAATGAGAACGGAGATTGCAAAGACAACCAGCCACCAGTATTTACGAATCATTGTGTCATTCCGCGAGAAGATCGTCAGTAAGGTGGGGGAAATATACACGAAAAACCGTGGTTGAAAAGCGGTAGGGGCGAAGGTTTACAATGCGTTGACGGAGAAGCGCAGGTAATAAAAAAGGCGCTTCCCCATGCCGAAGAGCGCCTTTTTAAACAAGCATTTAACTGATTAGTATCAGTTCATGCCGTATTTTCAAAACCTACGTTTTTTACCGTTCAGATATGTTTGCTGATGTTTATTTATCTATATGATATAAAACCATAAAACTGTTTTTCTGGTTTGCCTTTGTTCATTGCAGTTCATAGAGTAACATTGAAATGTGTAGTCAGTGGTGTAGTCAGTGCCAAAAATGAACTGAGGTTTTTATGGCTGGTGGTACGAACAAGTTAAGTGATACATCGCTCCGTAAGATGGTCGGGAGGGAAAGTCCCGGTGATAGCTTTTATGCTGATGGTGACGGCCTGAGCGTAAAGGTGTCAAAGATTGGGATAATGACCTGGTATTTTACTTACCGCATAGGTGGGCGCAGTACTGCCCCTCAGCGTTTGAAGTTAGGTAACTATCCAGATCTTTCACTGAAGGCCGCGAGGGCAAAGCGCGATCAATGTCGTGCCTGGCTTGCTGAGGGGAAGAACCCGAAACACCAGTTAACTGTCACCACACAGGAAACACTTAAGCCGGTAACTGTAAGAGAGGCACTTGAATACTGGATAAGGGAATATGCATCTCATAAACGGGCTAATGTGGAAAAGCATATAGAACAGCTCAATAAGCATATCTACCCATATATTGGGGAGTTTCCTCTCTCTATGTGCGAAACCCGCCACTGGCTGGAGTGTTTCAGCAGGGTGAGAGATGAAGCTCCAGTAGCTGCTGGCTATCTTCTGCAAATGTGTAAGCAAGCCCTCAAGTTCTGCCGTGTTCATCGGTACGCAGTGAGTAATGTCCTGGACGATTTGACCATTGACGATGTCGGACGTAAACAGAATAAACGGGACAGGGAGCATACCCGGCAAGAACTGGCTGATATATGGCGGGAGTGCTCAGGCCTGAAATTTAAACCCTATTACTCTGCGCTCTTACGTCTGCTGGTAGTTTTTGGTTGCCGAACTCAAGAACTGAGAATGTCTCGCGTAACTGAATGGGATTTGAATGATTGGGTTTGGACTGTACCCAAAGAGCACAGCAAAGGCGGTGAGAAAATATTACGGCCTATTCCCGTAGATATCCGCCTATTTGTCAAACAGCTTTTAGAGCAGAACCAAAACACGGGGCTTTTGCTGGGTGAGATAAAGAAACCGGAAGCCGTAAGCCAATGGGGAAGGATGCTATATAAACGTCTGGGCCATTCTGAACCTTGGACGCTTCACGATCTGCGGCGAACGTTCGCCACCACACTAAACAATATGGGAATCGCTCCCCATGTTGTTGAGCAACTGCTGGGGCACTCACTTGGCGGGGTGATGGCAGTATACAACCGTAGCCAGTATTTACCGGAAAAGCTGGATGCACTAAACAAATGGACGGAGCGATTAGATCTTCTGTCAGATGAAAATTCGAATATTACTATTTTGAAGGTGGTTAAATGATTGATAATAATAATCTACCACAAAGGTTGTATTATTCTCTACCTGATGCCGCTAAGGAATTGGGATGTGAGACAAGGGATATAATTCATTATGCCGCGATTCAGGCATTGCAACTGTCTGTTTACATTCCTTTTCACCATGGTGGCCCTGATACTTGGTTTCATCTTAATATGCCTGATAGTAAGGTTGATGACATTGATATGTTTTCTATGCTCAGGGGCGATGGATGGGGTGTAGATTTTGTCGAATTTAAGAAGAAATCAGATGATTTCTTTATTGACGGTTATTATGCTAAAGCTATTAACGGATTTTTCTATATTGATGGCTATAACTTAATTTCTCTTGAGTTTAATAATTCGGCTGATATATCTTTGGCTGGAGTGTCAACCTTGCCGGACTACAGCGATGGACAGTGTATTGATATTAATTTTCAATTAAATCATCTAAGGTTAAATAGAGAGTTTTTGTGTGTGAGAAGAAGTGATTTAGAAGCAATAAATAAAGAAGTTTCTATGCCAACTAAAATTATAAAAGAAGAATCAAACAAAACAGCAGCAAAGAAATCCCAAATTATCCCTGCTCTAATTAAGTGCATACCTGAAATGCGAGATATCGATTTGGAAACAACGCCAGTATCTAAAATAATCTCGTTGATTGAAGCTATTGCGGCGAGGGACGGAGTCGATCTTCCAGAAGTACATAGACAGACTTGGCAAAAATATCTTGGGCGATGAGGTGATATCACCTTCAAGTTATGTGATTTCACCCTGTTTCTTTCTAATCCTTCCCAGAATGCTCCCGAACTTTAACGAACGGGAGCATTTTTTTATGAACCAATTTAAACAACCTACAGCCGAACGAGTGATCCGTGAAGCTGAATGTCGCCAGTTAACCGGCATTTGTCGCACTACACGTTACATGATGGAAAAAGAGGGGAGCTTTCCCGCCCGCCGCAAGCTGGGAGGTCGTGCCGTTGGTTGGCTTCTGTCTGAGGTCACAGCATGGCAGCAGAGCCGCAGCAAAGCAGCGTGAGGGGTGGGGAATGTCACATAAAACAAAAGCGGCCATGCAGGGCCGCCAATGTCACTACCAAAAACTTAAGCAAAGTCAGGATACCAGGGTTAATGCTGGTGGTCAAAGCCTGAGCGCTCCTGTGATTACAGGAACTGCGCCATTGGCGCGGTTTACGCCAGTTTTGGCGTTTACACCTGGGCGGGGGACTGCATTGCAGCATACCCAATTTCCTGAGTTTTCAGTAGCGACCATCTCACAGATAGTCGGTTGTATTCTCAACATCCGGCAATACTTCCCCCAATGGGGGGAGTGTGAGCCGGTGGCGCATACCCTGTTTTTGCGCACCGCATTAGGATGTGTACAAATCCTTCCTTTGTGCTCGCCCGTTTTGGCGAACTCAAATATTGAGTGTCGAGGCCAGCGCAATTTTGCGCCCGCTGATTTTATTCAGGATTTTGGCTCTTCTTTTGCCTTTTGGCGCTGGCGGCGTTTGATTTCGCCTTTCGCAGCAGTGACAAGAAACCCTGCGGTACTTTCACCTTCATGTTTAAAAAGATCGATATCTTCCATCACATCATGGGGGATTCGAACTGTGGTCATTTGTGACTTTGCATTCTTCGCACCTGTTGCCATTACTGAAACTCCTTATGTTAGGTGTATTTCAGTATACGCAAAAAAAATAAAAGAAAAAGGCTTGAAGTGTATTTCACTTTGGGCTAGTTTGAATATTAAAGGTGACATACACCTTTCAAGTGCGAAGCCCGGTAGTGCTAGGAACACTAACCGGGCCTCTAACCACCGCCGTTAACGTAGATAACGAGGCAGCTATGAAAGATCATATCACACACCCGCAAGGGCGGGATTCTGACAACCAAAAATTAATGCCAGCCTACACATGGCTTTTCCTCGGCACACCAAAAGGCCAGACCTGCACACCTGTAGTTATCCGTACTGCCGCCGACACGGAAGAAGAAGCCCGAGCATGGTATCCCCGTTGGGATCTGACGTTCGCCGCGAAGATTCGCTCTGAATGTTCTTTGTACCAGTACCGCAACGGTGCTTTCGAATTAACCGTGTCAGGGCTGGAGGTGCGCCATGCCTAATCTGAGCATGCTCGATATGGGCGAAAAATTTCGCTCTCTGGAAGTCCTGTTAGCTGCGGCGCTGGAAATGAACTGGAGTAAAGACGATGAGAGCGATATCGCCGTTGAGTTGATTGATATAGCTCTCCAGCGTTGCCGTGAATTGCGTCAGCAGGTGGATTTACCGGGGGTGAAGCATGTGTGATATCTACCATCATCTTGTAAAGAACGCGCCAGATTTCAGAAGACATTCTGATGATGATTTATCTGAGGTTTCTGACGTCTGTGGCGAGGCAGCACGCGCTGTCAGCAATACCCTTACTCTGATTGGAAACCTGATGCTTGAGGCATCGCTGAGTGAGGAATACAGCAACGAAAACGCACGCCGCGACATGATGTTGTTGGGTGACACGCTGCGAAATCTTCCCCGGTTAGCTGAGGCTCTGGAGCAGAACAGTTGCACGGCCAATTTCGTGCTCAGGCAACGTCAGGGGGTGTTCAAATGATCAGTAACGTAAAATTTAACGATCTGGAAAAGCGCCTCGATTTGCTGGTGGAAAAGGTACTGAACCTCGAGCTGCAGATCAGGTCACTCACTGATAGCCAGGGTGGTGATATCCCCCCTGGTATGACTCCGGTAGCAACGCTGGCAGCAGAGTTTGGTATATCGACGAAAAAGGCTGAGGAACTGGCGAAGAATACCGGGGTTATGTTGGTTAAGCTGAAATCGGGTGGTTTTATTGCACCTGATGAGAAATTTAGAGAAGCGGCCCGTTTAGTTCTGCGCAGTGCCAAACGCAAATACGGATCAGCGTACTGGTATCACCCATTACTGGGTAAGTTTCAGATGAGCGGGGGGATCCCGAAATGAAAAGCGCTCCGAACCTGAAACACCTGCCTAAGGAAAAATTCACAGAGGCGGTTATTTTTGCCGGTGCTGATGCCTACGCCCACGCCAAGGGATGGGAAGAGGGACTCGGTAAGCAAATTGCCGAAGATACAACGCCGCCTATCTATCTGGGGCCAAAACAGCTGGCAGAGCTGGATAACCTGCAAATTATCGACAAAGGGCGCCGTAGTGCCCGTGTGTATCTGGCAGGGAGCATTGAGCCGATACTGATTAATGCCATTGGTGAGAAGCTGGCGCGGGCAGGTGTGCAGGATGCCAGACTGTATAAGGGGATCCCAGACCGGGAACCGGAGGACTGGCGAGACTATCTGAACCGGTTGCGGGAACAATTTAACGCTGAGGAAAGCAATATTCACCAGTTGCCAGTCACTAAGCGAGCACCAAAAACAGAAACCGGGGATGAGCTAAAACCTCGTGTCGAAAGCCGTGATGATGGCGTTTTCTGGGTAACACCGAAGGTCGATAAAGAAACCGGAGAGATTATTAACCCTGAAACGTGGCTGTGTTCCCCGATCGAGGTGGTGGGTTCAGGTAGCGACGGTGCGGAGCGCTATCTGGTGTTGCGCTGGCGCTCTCCACGTGGTCATGAAGATATTACGCGGGCGATCCCTTGTGCTGACATTGGCGAGCGTGACGGGTGGCGGTCGTTAAAGGCTGGTGGGGTAAACGTCACGACCAAAAACACATTCCGGGCGATTCTGGCTGACTGGCTGCAACAAAGTGGCACCGGGCAGGAATGGCGAATCAGCCACACGTCAGGCTGGCACTATGGCGCTTATGTTATGCCTGATGGCGAGGTCATAGGTGAGCCTGAAACGCCGATACTGTTTAACGGGCGTAGTGCCGCTGCCGGGGGATATGACGTTACAGGAACGGCGGAAAGCTGGCGTAATAGCGTTGCGCGTCTTGCGTGTGGTAATCCGTCAATGATGCTGGGCGTGGCGGCATCAATGGCAGCGCCGCTTATCGGGCTGGTGGGTGCTGACGGGTTCGGGGTTCACCTTTTTGAGCAGTCCAGTGCAGGTAAGACAACAACGGCGAATATCGCCAGTAGTGTATGGGGCGTTCCTGATGCGTTGCGCCTCACCTGGTACGGGACGGCATTAGGCATTGCAAATGAGGCAGAAGCCCACAATGACGGCTTATTGCCGCTGGATGAGATAGGACAGGGAAGCAATGCCCGTGATGTTGCCACGTCTGCCTATACGCTGTTTAACGGCGCTGGAAAGCTACAGGGAGCCAAAGAAGGTGGAAACCGTGAGTTAAAACGCTGGCGCACTGTGGCGATCAGTACCGGGGAAATGGACATAGAAACGTTTCTTTCCGCTGGTGGACTTAGGGTAAAGGCCGGGCAGCTTGTGCGGCTTCTGAATATCCCGATGGAGAAAGCAACCGTATTCAACGGGCAACCCAACGGTAAAGCCCACGCCGACGCGCTGAAAGAGGCATGGCTTGATAATCACGGTGCGGCGGGGCGTGAATGGGTTAAATGGCTGGCAACCCACCAGCAGGAAGCAAAGCAGGCGGTCAGGGATGCGCAGGAACGATGGCGCGGCCTTATTCCGGCTGACTATGGGGAACAGGTTCACAGGGTCGCGGAACGTTTTGCAATACTGGAGGCCGCGCTTGTGTTGTCCTGCCATATAACCGGGTGGAGTGAACAGGCCAGCCGTGATGCTATCCAGCACAGCTTTAATGCCTGGGTGAAAGAGTTCGGCACCGGGAACAAAGAGCACCAGCAGATTATCGAGCAGTGCGAAGCGTTTTTGAATACCTACGGATTCAGCCGTTACCTTCCATACCCGGAAAGTGACGCCCGCGATCTGCCGATTAAAGAGCTTGCGGGGTACAGAACGGGAAGTCAGTCCAGTGATGAAGTGTTTAAGTTCTACACCTTCCCCGCGGCATTTGAGCAGGAGATAGCCAGAGGCTTTAACCATACGCAATTTGCCAGGGCTTTAGCCAGTGCAGGGATGCTTGAGACCGGGGATAAAGGGAGGTACAAGAAGAAAGCACTCCGCAAGATGGGCGGCAAGCAGCATGTGTTTTATGTGCTGATGTTCTCGCCTGATGACGAGTAATTTTTTTATACACGTGAGGTAAAAATTAGTGGGTTACGTGGGTTATACAGTGGATAAGTGCATTAAGGTAATGATTTTAAAGGAACATCGTAACCCACCAGTAACCCACTTTACCCCGTTTATAACCCACTGACAGGGCAAAATAACCCACCAGCGAAATCGTAACCCACTTTAAAAACGGCTTAGTGGGTTATTTGAGGGGGTTAGTGGGTTACGTTTTTGTGTTGATTGAATGTTAACTTGTTGAATTTATGGAATAAAAAATACTTAGCAAGCGAAGATAACCCAATAACCCACGTAACCCACCACGTTTTGTATCTATACGCATAAAAAAATTGAGTAAATCTTGCTGCCGGGAAACCCGGTTTTTTTATGTCCGAACCTGATTAATCTGTTTTTCTGATTAAAATGATTTTACTTACCACTTTTGTTGATCAATGATTGTGCATGTACCATCAATCACGATAAGGGTAAGAAGATGGCAGAACGGAACAATAAGCAGCACGATAAAGGCGGTACGGTTCATATCGATGCTGAAACCATGAAGAAGATCGAGGAGTACCAGGCATTCATCCGCAAGAATCACCCGGAAATGCCAGTCCCCACTAAGGGCCAGATTGTGCGTAGCAGCGTGAACTACTGGCATCACCATACGCTGGGGGCATGGCTATGAAAGGCTGGTACACCATCAAAGAGGCCAGCGATGCCGCCAGCGCTAATATCAGTATTTATGAGGAGATTGGTGGCTGGGGTATTACTGCACAGCAGTTCTCTGAGGATTTGAAAGCCCTGGGCGATATTTCCCATATCAACCTTCATATTCACTCACCTGGCGGAGACGTGTTCGACGGCATCGCTATTTACAACCTTCTGAATAAACACCCGGCACAAGTCACAGTGCATATCGATGGTCTGGCCGCATCTATGGCGTCAGTCATTGCGATGGCTGGTGACCGTATCGTTATGCCGGAAAACGCACTCATGATGATCCACAAGCCATGGGGCATTTCAGGCGGTAATGCCAACGATATGCGCGACTATGCCGAGCTGCTGGATAAGGTGGAAAGCGTCCTGATCCCGGCTTATGCCCGCAAAACGGGTAAATCAGCCGAAGTGCTGGGAGCCATGCTGGAGAGTGAGACTTGGATGGATGGTCGTGAATGTGTGGCTCAGGGCTTCGCTGATGAGCTGTTACCTGCGGTCAGCGCAATGGCCTGTATTGAATCGAAACGAATTGAGGATTTTGAGCATATGCCAAAAGATATTAAAGGGATGATCACCACTCCCAAAGGTTCCAGCAGTAGCGCTGTACCGGAACAGAACCGCATCAACGGAATTAAGGATCTGTTTGCCATGTTCGGTGGAAAGCACGACTCTCTTAAGATGCAGTGTCTGGAGGATGTGGATTGCACGCCTGAAAAAGCAAAAGACATGCTGCTGACGGCACTGGGTAAGACCTCGACACCATCGGATAAAACCAGTAACGCGCACATTTACGCAGGTAACGGCAACATTACCGGCGATGCTATCCGCCAGGGGCTTTTTGCCCGACTTGGTCATGAACGCGCCGAACGCGGAAACCCTTACGCCATGATGAGCCTGTTTGAAATGGCGCAGGCTTCGCTGGTGGATCGTGGTATCAGCGTCAGTGGTTTTGGGAATCGCTCGCAGATTGTCAACCTGGCATTTACGCACAGCACCAGTGATTTCTCTCATATCCTGGCTGGTGGCGCTGAAAAGTCGGTGCTGACTGGCTGGCAGAATAGTGGCGAAACTTTCCAGCAGTGGACGAAAACCGGTTCGTTGTCCAACTTCCATGAAGCCAAGCGGGTTGGGTTGAACGGCTTCTCTGAACTGAATAAGGTGCCGGAGGGTGCTGAATATAAATACGTTACTACCAGCGATAGTGGCGTGCCGATTGCCCTGGCTACCTACGGCAATATCTTCTCCATCACCCGGCAGGCAATCATTAACGATGATCTGAGCCAACTTTCAACTATCCCACAGGCGATGGGGCGTGCTGCCGCGCGTACGGTCGGCAATCTGGTCTATCTGCAGCTGACTGCCAACAGTAAATTCACAGATGGCAAATCGCTGTTCCATGCCGATCATAAAAACCTCATCGCTAAAGGGATGGATACAGACGGACTCAATGAAGCCCGTAAGGCCATGCGCCTGCAGCAGGATGCGAACGGCGACCCTATCAACGTCATTCCTGCTTATATTCTCGTACCGGCGGCGCTGGAAGGGCTGGCAAATCGCGCCGTGCTCTCGTCCTCCTCACTGTTCCCGGTTGACCAGAGCGGTACGCTGAACCAGAACCCCGGCATTATTAACGTCGTGAAGGATATGGCGCAGGTAGTGGTTGAGCCGCGTCTGGACAAGTCCAACAACAAGGAGTGGTACGTCACTGCAGCGCAAGGAACCGACACCATCGAGGTGGCTTATCTGGATGGAATGGACGTGCCGTATCTGGAGCAGCAGGAGGGCTTCACTGTGGACGGTATCGCATGGAAGGTGCGTATCGATGCTGGCGTGGCGGCGCTGGACTATCGCGGTATGGTCAAATCGAGCGGTGGGGCATGAGAGTCATTGGGCGGCTTTGGTCGTCCTTTTATATGAGATTAATTCTCATTTGCGGGTCCTCCCGGCAGGGAGGCCTGCCACGGGGCGGCGCACTCGCGGGAAACGGCTAGTTTTTGAATTCTATGGTCATCATCATCATGTGCTAACTGTTTGATTATAAATGCATGAAAATGGTGGAAAACAGAAAAGATGATGGATTGTATGTTTTTTGTTCATCATCTTTGGGGGTTATGATGAGAAAAATACAGTTAACGATTTCCGAACTGGCTGGCGCGACGGGGATGCACCGGCAGACGGTATCAAAGCGTCTGCGGGATATCCCGCCTGCGCCGGGTAGTAGCTGTAAGAGAAAAGTATACGACCTGAAATCAGCCTTATCGGCAATCTATTTCACCGGGGGAAGCCATAATGCAAAACAATGAAGTAATGACAAATATCAAACTGAGCGGATCGCTGGCTAAGATGTTCGGTCGTGTGCATCAGCGCCTGATAAGCACACCCCGAGAGGTATTCCGGGCTCTGTCGATTACGGTTCCGGGATTCGAAAAATACATGAATACCAGTAAGGCGCGCGGCTTAACGTATGCCATCGTGGTGGGTAAGAGAAATATCTCAGAGAGTGATTTGGATTTTCCTAATACGGGGCAGGAAATCAGGATTGTACCGGTCATCATCGGCAGTAAGCGAGCCGGTGTGCTGCAGACTATCTTAGGTGCAGCATTAGTTGTTGCATCCATCTGGATGCCTGGAGTTGGCATTGCTGCCAGTAACATGATGTTTGCAGCAGGGGCAGCAATGACAATGGGTGGGGTAGCGCAGATGTTATCGCCTCAACCGCCAGGTCTTTCCAGTAAGCAGAGTGCCGATAACAAAGCCTCGTATGCGAACTAACACGGCTGCCCAAGGTTATCCGGTACCCCTACTTTATGGTAAGCGCCGGATTGGCGGTGCGATTATTTCAGCCGGGATCTACGTCGAAGACCAGCTGTAAGTAATTCACCGATTAGCTAGTTTTTTGATACTTTTTGCCAAGTCTGAATCAGGAAAACAGCCATGCTGCCTGCAAGATTAACTGCTAATAGAGCATGTCGATCTGATGGTTTGGGTGGTTTTTTCCCCATCCCATGCGCATCACCATATTTATTACGTAAAGTGCCAAGGCCATTCACAACCGATGAGCAACCCTTAAGTATTTGCTTAAAAATCTGCTCTCCATGCTGATCGGGAGCTAAATTCAGCTCTTTAGAGGTCAGTTTATACAATTCACTCATATCAAAATTACGGTCATATGGGATTTTTAAGTCATCCAGTATGTGTTTACACACGGTTTCAACTAAGGTTCTGGCTGAAGTGATTGCCCCTTCGGGGTCAGCACTCCTTCTGTCTAAAGCTTTTGTCCAAGCTTCATTTACGCCGCGCTCATCATAACTTCTCAAACCATCAGTGATATGGATATCAATTGGAGTGGTATTAGCGCCTTCGAAGAAATCAAACAGAGGAGTGAACTCACTGGAAATGAAATTCTCGCGTTCTCTGTATGATGAGTATTTTGGCTGTATGAAACCCCAGAACTGTTTGAGAGTTCGACACTCTCTTACAAAAGCTGGAAGCAGCGCTTTTAATACAGAGTTCTGCACAAAGTAGGACCTGAGAGAGATGAAATTATCGCTGTCATTTCGTTGCCCACCGCGTGCCACTTCAATTAGCAAATTTTCCAGATGTCTGGCGCGTTCCTCATCAGACGTGAACTCATTCAGAAAGTCATCCATTGTATTGTCCCTTGTTTACTTACTTTTGAACTGTAATGCCGAAAGCTAGAGACTTTCAACATCGTTCATTATTGTTCATGAACAGGTGCAGTCAGTGGTGCAGTCAATCCAATAAAAAAGGCGCTTCCCCATGCCGAAGAGCGCCTTTTTAAACAAACACTTAACTGATTAGTATCAGTTCATGCCGTATTTTTTCAGTTTCTTACGCAGAGTACCACGGTTGATACCCATCATCAGCGCAGCGCGGGTTTGGTTACCGCGGGTGTATTGCATCACCATGTCCAACAGTGGCTGTTCAACTTCAGCCAATACCAGCTCATACAGATCATTAACATCCTGACCATTCAGTTGAGCAAAATAGTTCTTCAGTGCCTGTTTAACCGAGTCACGCAGGGGCTTTTGAGTTACCTGGTCCTGAGAGTTAACGGTAGAAACGGTCAGTACGTCAGAATTTACGCGTTGTTCGAACAT